TTTTCCGCGGCCACAACTACAACATCACCAGCGTTGACAACGTCCAGTACAAAAACGAGACGATCAAACTACGCTGCTTGAAAGAGAGCCGGTGATTGAGTGGGAAATAAAATCCAGATCGGCGATCTTGCGAACGAAGTCATGAAGCAGTTGGAAGATTACGCGGAAGTGACAACCGACGGAATGAAAAAAGCAGTCCGTAAAACCGCAAATTCTGTGAGGACGCAGATCAAAGAAACTGCTCCAAACCGAACAGGCGATTATGCGGATAGCTGGGCAGTTAAGAACGAAAGCGAAACATCAACGTCTGCTTCTGCCATCGTATACTCCAGAAACCGCTACCAGATCGCGCATCTTCTGGAATTTGGACATGCGAAGCGCGGCGGAGGGCGAGTATCAGCCCGCCCGCACCTAGCGCAAGCGGAACAGTCCGGCATAGAGCGCCTTGAGAGCGAGATTGCGAAGGTGATAGCACATGGATGAATTATTAACAATGATCGGTGAAATGGGGATTCAGTTCTCTTACGATCACTTCGCAGAAGGAGAAGTCATAGATCCTCCTTTCATTTGCTATCTGATTCCGCAAAGTGACAACTTTTCGGCTGATGGGACGGTGTATTTCCACGCGAATGAAGTGCACATCGAGTTATACACGGACAAAAAAGACCTTGCGAGCGAACACGCCGTTGAAGCTGCGCTCGATGGTCACGAAGTTTTTTACAACAAGTACGAACTATGGATTGACAGCGAAAAACTGTTCCAAGTTTTGTACATTTTCGATTGGAGGGCCTAAATATGGGAAACAAAGTAAAATTTAACCTGAAAAACGTACATTACGCAAAGCTGACCGAAACGGTAACGGACGGCGTATCTACTTATTCCTATGCAACGCCTGTCGCGATCCCTGGAGCGGTAAGCTTGTCCCTTGATGCTGAGGGCAGCAACGATCCGTTCTACGCTGACGGCATTGTCTATTATCGCGCACAAACCAACAATGGCTATTCCGGTGACATCGAATTTGGCCTGCTGCCTGAAAGCTATCGTACCGACATCCTGCAGGAAAGCCTAGACACCAATAAGGTATTGATCGAGGACAACAAAAGCACCGAAACCGTCAAGCATGCTCTCCTATTTGAGTTCGACGGCGACGCAAAGGCAATCCGTCACGTTTTGTACTGCTGCTCCGCAGCTAGACCGACCATCGCCTCTGATACGAAAGAGGACAAGATCACTCCGAACACCGAAAAGCTGTCCATCACTGCAGATCCGCGTTCCGACGGCCTGATCAAGGCACGCACCGGAGATACAACCACAGATACCGCCTATAACGGCTGGTATGGAGCTGTGTACGTTCCTGTGCCTGTCACCGCTCCTTGATAGGGCGGTGATGAAATATGCTGTACAAAGAAATCGAAATCTGCGGGAACAAGGTGCCGTTCCGCGCCTCCGCAACCGTCCCTAGATTGTATCGCGCTAAATTCGAGCGCGATATGTTCAAGGACATGCAGAAGCTTACACAATCGTTCTCTGGTAGCAAAGAAGATGGCGAAGGTATTCCGATTGAGGATTTGGAGCTGTTTGAGAACGTGGCCTACATCATGGCCTATCACGCAGACCATACGATCCCGGAAGATATCAACGATTGGCTTGACCAATTCGATATGTTCTCGATCTATGAAATCTTGCCTGAGATCATCGATCTGTGGACTTCAAATGCGAAAACAATGGTCGAATCAAAAAAAAACTTGGAAAAAGTGAGCGGGAAGTAACGACCCCGCTCTTTCTCTTGCGCTGCGTTCAGCTTGGAATCTCAATCAACGATCTTGATCTACTTACTGTTGGGCTGGTTTTCGACATGTGTACGGAGAAGATCAACGATGGTGCAGAGTACCAAACTATCGCAACGCAAGAGGACTTTGACAGGTTTTAGGGGGTTACACCGTGCCAAATAGAATTAAAGGCATTACAATTGAAATCGGTGGTGACACCACTGGGCTTGATAAGTCACTTAAAAGCGTAAACTCCACCATTAAAAGCACCGAGTCGCAGCTAAAGGACGTAGAACGCCTGCTAAAGCTCGACCCAAAGAACACTCAATTACTGGCTCAGAAGCAAAAGCTCCTGGGCCAGTCTGTTTCAGACACGAAGAAAAAGCTGGAAAGCTTGAAACAGGCCAATGACCAGGTATCGAAGAACGTCAAGAACTACGATGCTTGGAAAGAAAAATATGATCCAATCAAGAAAGAGATCGACGACACCAGCAAAAAGCTTGCAGATCTGAAAAAGAAAGCCGCTGACGCTGACAAACAGTTGGCAGACGGGAAAATCTCTCAGAAGCAGTATGACGCGCTGCAATCCAACATCACCCAAACAGAAGACAAGCTCAAGAGCCTGAAAACTCAGGCGAAAGAGGTTGATGACGAGTTTGGAAAGCCGATCTCTCCAAAACAGTACGATGCGCTGCAACGTGAGATCATTGACACAGAAAACGATCTGAAATCGCTGGAAAAGAAAGCTGCCCTGGCGAATACAGCCGTTCAAAAGCTTACAAGCACCGGCCAAAAAATGAGTAGCGTTGGCAATAGCATAAGCGGCGCCGGGAAAGCAATGGCTCCGGTATCCGCTGGAATGGCTGCGGTTGCTGGCGTCGGGCTGAAAGTGGCAACCGATTTTGAAGCGAAGATGTCAAAGGTCAAGGCAGTTACCAACTCAAGCAGTGACGATTTTAAGAAACTGCGAGATGTAGCAATCGACCTGGGAGCGAAAACCGCGTTCAGCTCTGGCGAAGTTGCCGACGGCATGACGGACATGGCAAAGGCTGGCTGGTCTGCCACTCAGATTATAGACGGCATGTCTGGTGTTTTGGATGCTGCTGCGGCATCGGGGGAAGACCTAAGCAGTGTATCCAATATCGTAGCAAATGCTATTTCCGGGTTTGGACTCGCTGCAAAAGACTCCACGAAAGTAGCTGATTTGCTTACGCAAGCAGCCAACACCGGGACAATCGACATCAACGACTTGGGAGAATCGTTTAAGTATGTGGCGCCCGTTGCTAAGGCAATGGGGTTCAGCATTGAGGATACAACTACGGCCCTTGCAGCAATGTCTAAGTCTGGCATAAAGGCATCCCAGGCAGGTACAAGCCTACGCACCGGATTCCTTAACATGACTAAGCCGACCAAAAATCAGGCTGCTGCAATGGATGAAATCGGGCTTAAAGTCACTGACGCGAATGGGAAGTTCAAGGGCATGTCTAAAATTTTGGCTGATATGCGTACTGGAATGCAGGGTATGACCGACAAACAGAAAGCGCAGATCATAGCGACGATAGCGGGTAAAAACGCTGTAGCTGGCATGATGTCCGTCATTAACATGTCGCAGAAAGACTATGATGCTCTTTCTGAATCCATGGAAAACTCAAACGGAGTAGCAAAAAAGACTGCTGCCACCATGCAGGACAACCTTAAAAACAAGTTGGAACAGCTGTCCGGCGCTCTGGAATCTCTTGCAATCAAACTGAGTGAATATGTTATCCCTGCGCTGACCAATTTTGTAAAGAAACTGACTGACGTAGTGGACAAATTTACGAAGATGCCGGAAGGGCCACAAAAATTTGCTATTGCACTTGGAGCGATCACGATTGCTATATCTCCTGTTCTGGTGGCAGTCGGCAGCCTGGTAACCGGAATCGGAAAGCTTTCAATTGGAATAGCTGGCATAGTTGCAAAGATAATTGCAATATCCTCCGAAGCCGGCGCCGGAGCGAGTGCAATTGGAGGACTAAGCGCTGCGCTTATCGGGCCGATTGGTCTAGCCGTAGCGATTGCAGGGGCCATTACGGCGTTTGGTTTCTTAAATTCCGCAATGGCAGATTCCGCTAAAATGTCGGATACAACATACGCAGCCACAAAAAAGTTAGCTGACGAGCAGAGTGACTTAACAAGTGAGATGAAGAGCGGTAGAGATGAACGCAAGAAAAACGTTGAAGCCGCGAAAATAGAAGGAGATCAGGCAGATTTCTATAGGAAACAGCTTGAAAAGCTGATGAAAGTGGAACATAAGTCAGCAGATCAGAAAGCTATGATCAAATATTATGTAGATCAGCTGAATGATGTTGTTCCAAATCTGTCACTAAAATACGACGCGGAAAAGGACTCTCTCAATAAGTCTACTACAGCGATCAAAAATAACATAAAGTACAGACAACTCCAACTAATCGCCGAGGCAGATGAAGCACAAATTTCCGACGTTGCAGAGAAAAGAGCAAAGCAGGAAATGGAACTCGCAAAGCTAACTGAACAAAAAGCAAAAGCACAAGATAATTACAATAAGAAGAAGAAGATTGCGGATGAAAAGGTTGCAGCAGCCAAGCAACCTCATATGTTAGCTTCTGTAGACGACGACGCGGCGAAGGCGGTTAGGGACGCACAAATAGCTAAAGAGGCTGTTGACAAGGTGAAAGGAAAAATAAAGGAAGGGAAAGGGAATTTAAAAGAGTATGACGGAGAAATAACGTTTTATACCAAAGATGCTCAAAAAAAGCTAAAATCTATGGATATCCAAACGTCTCTTAATTCTCTTGCGGAACAAGCGAAAGCGGCTGGCGTAAAAATTCCTAAATCCGTATCGCAAGGAATTACAAACGGAAGCTACGCAGTGCCTAAGAGCGTCAACGGCCTGAAACGACTGATCAACTTTGACAAGAGCGTTCAAAAGGCTGGGATTGACGCAAAAAAAATACCGAAAACGATTTCAAATAGCGTTGAGAGCGGGAAAGTATCAGTCAAAACAGCTATCCAGAGAACAAAAGACGTTATGTCATTCAACGATATGGCGAAAAAATCTGGTGTCAGCGGATCAAAAACAGCAAAGAGCCTGTCAAAAGGTATTGCGAGTGGGAAAACAAGCGTTTCGGAAGCAGCTGCAAAGCTGAAAGGATATGTTGAGCGAAACACAAAAGCCAGACTGGAAGGGAATGCGAAGGCCAGCACGGACGGATACGCGAAAACAATCTCCGGATCAAAGGGAAAGATTGAGAAATCCGTAAAGACCATGGGTGGCGGAGTTCCGAAGCTCACAAGCAGCATATTTGGAAAAGCCGGTGGAGCTATCGCAGACAAGATGGCCGCAGCTAGAGACGCAGTTGGGAAAGCAATTAAAGCAATAGCCGGCTTTTTCAAAGGTCTGCATTTAAGAATACCAAGCATTTCCCTTCCGAAATTGCCTTCACTAAAAATAGTGGGGAAACTAAGTATAAATCCTCCATCTGTACCGCACTTGAAGTGGTTCAAGGATGGTGGCATTTTCAATTCTCCTTCTGTTATCGGCGTAGGCGAAGCTGGTCCTGAGGCTGTACTTCCAATCGAAAAGCTGAACGCAATGTTCAATAGCATGGCGGACAGCATCGTGTCCGGTGTTGGGACCATGATGAAAGCATCGTCCGGCGGGAAGGTTGGAGATATTAAGGTGATCAATTACCTTTATCCTAACGGCCCGAAAATGGGGGAACAGATCGTGAAAGCATACAACACCTATAATCCGAGGTTAGGCGGATGATTGGAGCAATTAACACAATCAAGATCAATGGGACGGATATTTTCCGCCCCACTGATTTTTCCCCAGCACGGGAAAATATCTATGCCGCTGAGATAACAACATGCACAGGTAAAACAATCGCGGATCTGATCGGATGGAAATACTCAGACATGACGATGCAGTGGGACACGCTGCCACAAGATCAGCTTGACGAGCTGCTAGCCATGTCAGGGGAATGCACATTGGTTTTCGACGATGCTGACGGTGTGGAACACACGGAAACGATCATCCCAACGACTCAGGTGTGGGTATCCACTCGGACAACTAAGCTAGATGGTAGCGTTGTATGGAAAGATATTTCAGTGGGGGTGAGGTTTATCAATGCCCACAATTAACGCTGAGAACGCGAAAAGCATTCGTACGCCGTTCCAAGTGCACTGCGGCCTCTCAAAGATCACTGACGAGGATTTAACGTTTGTCGGAACAAACTACAAGGCCATGGGGGAACTCCAGACAGACAAGGATTTAATCAATCTGGATGACCTGTCTGGAGGCGGGTTCCCGCTTGATGGATCTTGCGTTTCGTACGATCCTGCCACGATGTCGGAAGGGATAGGGATGCGCAGCAACGCGGGCGCCGGCATGACGCTTAAAGTTACCTGCGCAACGATCATTCCTGCAATCACGATCCGTGGGCGCGGGATCGGAGAAATCACAGACGGGACAACCACCTATGAGTTCCGGGACGGGCTTGTGTTTCCATTCAACGCTAAGACGAAAACATTCACTATCACAAATGATGATCCGGATGATCGGATTGAGATTGAGAGCGTGTACCCTGGTGTGGAGTTCGAGATTGACAACACAAACCTAATTTCCTGCGTTGTGTCTCTGCGCAGCGATCTGACGCTGGTAAACCCTCAGTGGCCGGCATCTGAGATTGAGATTAACGCCTACTGGCCAGACGATATTATCACGGCTATCTCGTCCATGAGTGATGGGACGAGGATCTATTATTACTCTGGATATGATGATGATCGTTCCGAAACTAGGTATTTCTATCTGTCCGAAAAGGCCGACGTACAAAAAAACGTGCTGACGCTAAAAGGTCAAGATGCATCATCGAAGCTTGACCGAGATTGCGCAGCAGAAACCGTTTACTCTGAAATGCGATACGCGCACCGAGATATGTACAACAAAATGATCAAGTATATCACGGACGCTGGAATCAAGCTTAGAAAAAAGGAAAGCGCGCCCGGAGCAATCGGAAGCACGAAAACAAAGAACCTGCTTCTTTTTGAGAAAGAGAATGCCCGCGATCTTGTGGCATCTATCATGTCACTGTCTCATGTCAATTTAACGTCGATTGGCGGGACGTATTTTTGGCCGGTATTCGTTGATGCTGGTATTCCGTCTGTACGACGCACAAAACCTACGTCAAAGTGGGATATATACGAGGCTGATTGCGGTGACGTTGTTCGGAGCGCTGACAGAAATATCAGGACGCTCAAAGCGGATGATTCCACGTTCGGCCTTGTTTCCTCCTGTTCCGTTGGAAAGAAGATAAAGGTCGAGACGTTCGGCAGCTGCATCAAGGGAAAATCAACTCACAAAAAAGTTGAGAATGACCGGTACTTTGCAAACATGACGGTTACGCCAGGTAAGGTTACGTCGCAAACGGCAAACGAAGTAACATTTATCCCGGGGCAGTTTTATAAGATCGTCCACGAAAAGCATTATCGACTGTCTAAGAGACGTTACCACGGCAAGAGAAAAAAAGTAGCGTACTATATCAAAAAGAAAGTAAAGGTTTCTGTTGGATCAGTTACGCTTTATGGGTATCCAATCAATAACGATATTTCGTCTCAATCAAAAACGTACAACCGCCCAGGAGTGACGCAGCCAATCAGCGTTATTTCCCACGGTAAAGCAATCGCTGGCAGTTCTGGAAACAACATGATTGTATATCCGGCGTATGACTGCGTTTTCGCTCAGTCTAACATAACTGGGTCATTCACCTGGAAGGGTGATCCGCGCATGCAGCCACGGGACGTTTTTACGTTCCACAGACTGGATGGGCATACGGAAATCTGCACGCTTGAGACGATCACATTGACACATGAGGGCGGCGGGACTTCCGCTGCCATTACTTATAGGCTGGGGGTGGTTTGATGGCGTGGATTGATCCTGTAATGGATCGAACAGGCGGAGAGTACATGACAGCGGATGATTGCAACCGCATCACTGGCAATATCAAATATCTGGACAGCAACGCGGTTGTTCCTTCTGACGTTACAGATAACGATATTTTGACAACGTGGCTATCGGTTGTTGAGACAGCTATACAGACCATGTGCCTCAATCTTGGGTTGCCCGGTAACGGTATGACAACCGCTTGGACGTACGACAACATCAACAAAATAGAATCGCTCATACAAAGCTGTTATGAACGCGTAGGACTGCTACGCAAACAAAACCTGTTGACGGTATACAGCGGAGAGTTGTACAGCGGGCAGGGCGATTATTATGTGGGGGGTTATTAAATGGCTTTTGAAGATAGGGTGGTACAGTACCCTGGCAGGGTGACGTTGACAAACGTTACAGATGCTAATGACGTTAAGACGTATGACGTTGTGCGGGATGAGGGAGAGGAAACCAACCCAGGTACTCCGCTCAACGCGGAAAACCTTAATACTGAGATTGCGGATGCTGTCGACGCTGCTATGCAAGAGTTTACTATCGACGCGAACGGGAACGTCAATGTGCGAAACGTGCAATGCGGGAAAGCTACGGTAACTGTAAAGGCCGCCAACACAACATATACAAAATCTGTTTTATTTCCTCAAGCGTTTACATCCGTTCCGATTGTTTCAGCAACGCCCGTCACCGGATCTCCTGCCAAGGTATCGTTCGGCGTAACCAGCATCAGCACAACCGGTTTTTCTATCACACTGAACCGGACGAACGTAGTTAACACAATCGTTAACTGGATCGCAATGATCTGAGGTGAGAAATGGTTTTTCAGATTAACGGTAACTCATATCTGCACACTGCATATTCCAACGCCTCTGATGGATCTGTCGATTTCTCCATCACGGAAAACGACGATGCAACGTATATCGGCCAGTACAACAGCTCGAGCGCGGACGAATCCACCAATCCAGACGATTATATCTGGTCTGAGGTGGACGAAAACGCGGATCAGGAATATCCGATTGATGACACGGAAGAAACTGAGGAATACGACGACGAGCTTGTGGATCAGTTTGACAGATCGGATGCTGATTCCACGCTGGCAACCGGCGGCGCACAGGTAACCGGAGATGCAAAGATCCAGACGTATCACCAAGACGAAGAGCCGAATCCAGACGAATATGTTTTTACTGTCGGTGATCTGTGGTATGACACAAACGACGGGAACCACCTTTACAGGTGGGATGGAACCGCGTGGGTAGATGCGCAAGATGAAAAGATAAACTCCAAAACAGCCTCATATTATCAAGCAACTGCGCCAACCGGAGGAACATATTCGGTAAACGATGCGTGGTACGATACATCCAATGGAAACAAAATGTACTCCTGGAATGGAACAGCATGGATACCGCAATTATTCCAGGCGAAAGCCATTGACGTCAACAGCTTGTTTGCAGATGTCATCTCTACGCAGTCCTTTAACATGGAAGTAATCAAAAACGAGACGGGGTATATTGGAATTCAGGCGAATTACGAGGACCCGGAAGACCCGGAAAGTTCAAGTGCAAACGAAATTGTTCTGACCGCGACCACCTACGCTTCCGTGACGGAAGATGTAAAGTACAGTCAGATCACACTAGACCAAAGCGGCGACTTGACGCTGCATTGCACGGGTAACATGCAAATCATATCGGAAAATAACGAGATCACTGTTCCTGGGAACGGGCAGCAAACCTATACTTCTTTCGATGGTGGTGTTTTATCTGGAGGGTCTATAGTTGTGGTTAAAAAAATTGGTTGGTGTCAGGTATTTGGATATCTAAAGCCAAGCGCTGCGGTTACGAATTTCACGCAAGTGTTAGACTCTGAAAAAGTACCCGCTCCTGAGCATGGAGCAAATATCACACCAACAGTTCCAAGTTGGTATTCTGCATCTGACGATCCTGCGAGAGTGCGGGTACAAGCTACCGGAGGCCTTGCCATTCAAGGCGGTACCGCAAACAGAGAATACAATTTCAGCATAACATACCCGGTCTAAAAAATAAGAAGCAGAGGAAACGAAGATGAAGGATTTTGTTTGTTTGGTGTTTGGCGCTTTTGGAGCAGCAATAGCAGCGTTGTTTGGTGGATGGAATGCCGCTATGACAACGCTGCTAACGCTTATGGCAATTGACTATGCATCTGGTCTAGTTTGTGCCGGGGTGTTCCACAAGAGCCAGAAGAGTCCGAACGGAGCCCTGGAAAGTAAAGCGTGTTTTAAGGGACTAGTGCGAAAGTGTATGATTCTGGCGCTTGTATTGGTGGCGTACCGGCTTGATCTGGCAATGGGGACTACATATGTTAAGGACGCGGTGTGCATTGCATTCACCGCGAGCGAGAGTATTTCTATTGTTGAAAATGCGGGACTTATGGGTGTACCGGTCCCGCAGGTAATCATTAACGCAATCGACGTATTAAAGCACACGTCGAAAAGAAAGGAAGATAAAAATGGGTAAAAATTGGTGGAAAGCAGCGGGCGTCCGCGCAATTAAAACAGTAGCACAGGCAGGGATCGCAACCATTGGAACGGCTGCCGCTATGGGCGGCGTGAACTGGGTTGCAGTCGCAAGCGCAGCAGCGCTGGCAGGAATCTTGAGCCTGCTGACCAGTGTTGCAGGTCTTCCGGAGGTGTCTTAATGGCAACTGAAAGCATGTTAACAAATGCGTTAGGCACCAAGTTTTTTTATCAGTGGGATAAAGACCAGTATCTAACTGTTACCGGAGATGCTACGCAAGTGCATTTCTACATGCCAGGGCAAGAAGACGCCGCTTGCATGGATGTTGTAGCCGGAAAAGTGCTTATTCCAAACGAGCTGTTTCTAACGCCTGGTCAAGTGCTTGCCTGGGCGTATAAAACAGATCATTCCATCGAGAAGCACGCATGGACAGTTGAAAAAAGACCGGCACCCTCTGGATTTGTATACACACCCACTCAGATTACCACCTGGGCAGAAATCGAAGAGGAAATGAATACGGCTGTTGCGGCGGCGCAGGCTGCTAGAGATGCGGCTGCTGCGTCAGCTCAATCCGCATTGGAAAGCAAAAACGCCGCTGCTGCTACATTAGCAAACGCCGTAACGAAAACAGGCAATCAGAGCATCGACGGGGATCTAACCATTACCGGAGATATCGTCTCTCTAAAAGGCATTGAGGCCGCAGACGGATTCGCCGCAACTGGCTACGATGCTGCGCTTATCCCTAACGGGTTTTCCGGCGTTGTTCTTTTCAAGTCAGAGAATGGAAACAGGCTGGTTGGCCTGACAAAAAGCGCAGAGGGCGTGATTACCTACGACCCCGTTAAAATCGGTGCGTCTATCGACGGCGTGTTTTCGCAGGTGCTAAATGCAGATGGGACGGTGACGTTTAATTTTAATATTTCTGCGCCTAACCTTCAAAAAGATGACGCACCAACAGAGGACAGTAATAATCTCGTTACAAGCAATGGCGTGTACAACGCAATAGGGCATACACCGGATAGTTTGCAGTACCTACGAAAACGATTGGGTGAATATTACGTCGCGTTACAGCGAGGGTACCACGTCAATTACGTTGACGGAGAAACCACAAAAATAAAAGATGGCACAGATACCGGAGTAATCGCTCTGCGATTAATGAGTGATGCGTTAACGTTATCTGATTTGCCAGCTGGCACAAAAATAAAATGTGGTGGCATATCCACTGCACGGGTATGGTTTGCCACAAGTGACGACGTACAGGTAGGTTATACAGAGTTTGTATCTGAGTATGTTATACCAGAAACGTATAACGGTACTGCATTTGAAAAAATGTTCATTGATGTGAAAAACTCCGATGGATCTGTTTCGGAAATTGACTACGCATATACCAATATTAGATTTTATTTTGATAACATTAAATCTTATTGGTCGATGCACAAGACATTTTCAGATTTCAAAAAAGACAACGCTGGTACAATTACAACACCAACATTGGATTCGGACGGGTCTCTTTTAGTATCTAACGGGGTTAAAGTATATCGCAATGCGGTTATTGATGCTCTATTCGAAAGATGCACCTGGATGTTTAAAATCAACACTATTGGATCGTTTGCCTTTGGTACGAGAGACGCAAACGGAGATAATTGCGGATATAGGTGTTTGGTTGATCCGTCCGCAAAAACGTTTCAAATTCAACATTCTGACTGGGGCGGAACGGATTCCGTTAAACGGAATCTAACTTTTAGTTTTGATATGTTGTATGGCGAATACTATATTGCAGAAATAATCAAAGTCGGAACCTATCAAACCACGTTCCGGTTGTCTTGTATGACTGATCAAACTAAAGTTTTTGAATACGTGCATACAGCCGTAGATACTCAGCTCACTAATAAAATTAGAGGCTGGGGTGGGATCGCGTTTGAGGCTATCGGAAGCAGCATGTTTCGCATGTATGAAATGGCGCAGAAATATTCTGTATCAGATACCTTTGATTTACTCTTAATCGGTGACAGCTACGTCGAGTGCGGCACAACTTTGTTGGAGTCAAACAAGGCGTTTGCGTATTTGGTACATGATGATCTAGGAGATCGTTGTTTTGCATCTGGGCATGGTGGCGCTACTACAGTCCAGCTAATCAACAGATTAACCACTGATGGATTAGCGGGCAATTATAAATATGCTTATATCAATATCGGACTAAATGATAGTATCGCTCCCGGTGTAACCGTATCAACATTTATGGCTGATTTGCAATCAATTATTGATTTTGTTGTTAGCAAAGATGCCGAACCGATATTGTGTACGATCCCGATTCGCACCGATACAGACAATACCACGTTTGTAACGGACGCAAACGCTCAGATTATAGCACTCGGGTACAAATATGTAGATTTGTACAGTATCATCACGGCTGATTATAGGCTGTCCGATGGCGTACACCCTACGGAAAACGGAAACAAACTAATTTACACTACACTCCGTGGGATACTCCCGGAGTGTTTTTATTAAACTGAAAAGGGAGGATTAACTATGGCAAAATTAAACATTATCGACGTGAGTCGGTGGAACTCGTCCGTTAATTTTGATAAGGCAGTCAAGCAGATTGATGGCGTTGTGATCCGGGCGGGGTACCGGGGGACCGGCGGCTCGTTGGCCACGGACCCGCTTTTCCTGCAACGCATTGCGGGCGCTATTTCCGCTGGAGTAAAGCGGATCGGCGTTTACTGGTGGACGACTCAGATCACCGTTGCGCAGGCAGAAGCGGACGCGGCTTATTTGATCAAGCTGCTAGCACCATATAAAGCGTCTATCAATTTCGGCGTGTGGCTGGACAGCGAAGCCGCTGGGCTGACAAGGCAAAATGGGGCCAACGGCGTGGCGTTCAATAAACTGAGCGCGGACAACCGCACGACCTGCGGCAAGGCGTTCCTGGCTGCTATCACAGCGGCAGGGTATAAGGCTGGTGTCTACGCTAGTGATAGCTGGTTTGGAACAAAGCTGATCATGTCAAAACTGTCCGCCTACCCGTTCTGGGTGGCAAAATACAGCACCACGCCGCCGAAGGTGGTTAAGAGCTATGCAGCATGGCAGTACACTAGTAAAGGTAGTGTGGACGGTATTGGCGGGACCGTGGACAAGTCCTATTTCTACACCGATCTGTCAACCGGCAAAACTGCGACCTCCAGCGCAGCAGCAAGCGCAACCTCCAGTGCTGCGACTACATACCGCACAGTTAAAAAGGGCTGTGCCGGTAGCGCGGTGAAAACGCTGCAATCCGCTCTTAACAAGCTCGGAAATAAACTGACGGTTGATGGGAAGTTCGGAAACAAAACTCATGCCGCTGTGTGCGTTTTCCAACATCAGACCGGGTTGTCCGTTGATGGCGTGGCAGGGCCTAAGACATGGTCGACGCTGAAAAAGGCGGTGAGCGGTGAGTTGATGGCGTTATTAAAGATTGGTTCTACGGGTGACGCGGTTAAGTGGCTGCAGCGGCGATTGAATATCGTGGGCAGTACGCTTTCTGATGATGGCATTTTCGGCACGTTTACCAGATCGGCGGTTATCAAGTTCCAGCGGTTGAATGATCTTGCGACGGACGGGATTGTTGGCCCGAAGACCAATGCAAAGCTGATCCAATGCGCGATTGTCACAACTGCAGTAGCATATGCCTCCTATATCGTGCAGCATAAGCTACATTACAAGGGTAAAGGATTTATTGCAAAAGGCACCTTCGCCGCCACAAAGGCTCTGGACAAGCCCGGGTGCAGTTGCGCCCATTTTGTTAGCTGGGTGCTGCAGGCGGTTGGCCTTCTGGAATCTGGCATTATTTTGAGCCACTCGGCAGCCGGTTTTGGTGCTGGAGAAAAATCGCTTGTAAATGCGGACAAGCTGATCTGGTGCGTAGTTACATACCCCAATGCTAAAATCTCCGCATATGCAGCTAAATTAAAGCCTGGTGATGTGCTGGTGCACGATAGCAGTATCGGCATCTGGATTGGTGACGGATCAATTCTGACCGCCAGAGAAGGGAAGACGATCACAGACGCTAACAAGCAGTACATCAATTTGAGCGTAACGTCCGGATATGAATGGAACCACGACATTCTGGCAGTGGTGAGAGCAGCGTGAGAAAATATTTTATTCTGTCCGTACTGGCCGGGGCGGGCTTATTCCGGGGTTGAACTCACCTTATATCCGTCAAACCCGTTTAAAATGTCGAAATAAGTACCCCGCAGATTTGTATACCAAACCCCGCACTTTTGTATACCAAACCCCGCAGATTTGTATACCAAACCCCGCACTTTTGTATACCAAACCCCGCAGATTTGTATACCAAACCCCGCAGATTTGTATACTGAATAGACGCAAAAAAAGTCTAAAAAATGTTGTAATATCAACGATTTTCGACGTTTTAATTTTTCCTTATAAGTACTGTAGGTAACGTAAGTACTGTAGCGCCTCCCCCGCCCCCGGTTGACACCGGGGCGGGACGTACCATAATAAGCGGTTCAAGGAGACTGCCGAAGCGCATGGTTTGTTGGCTGGAAGCACTGAAAAATATGGATTCTCTGACACCATGCTAGATGATGGGGCGCTTGCAGAAGTTGAAGATTTTATGGACTTCATTGACAAAACTTCTTTTGAGATTTACAGACAGGCAGAAGCAGCACCAGAGAAAAAGGGTGCTGGCAAGTCTAGCAGTAGAAAGTATGTTTGCCCAAAATGTGGCATGATCATTCGTGCTACCAAGAAAGTCAAAGTGATTTGTGCAGACTGTGACGAACTTTTGATTGAACAATAAAAATAATTCACATACTATGGCTTGAAAGGGGGTGATATTTACGATTAATTTAAAGGACGTTAGAACCGCTGCTGGCATTACGCAAGAGCAGCTTGCGGAGCGTGTCGGCGTTATCCGTCAAACCATTTCTAATATTGAGTGTGGCCTTGCAAAGCCGTCTATAGACACCGCAAAAGCCATTGGTGAGGTATTTGGGTTTGATTGGGTGCTATTCTATGAAGACCGCTAAAGGGGGATGAAATGGAATTATACAAGCATCAAAGAGAAGCGCTTGAGCAGACGGAAGGTCTAAATAAAGTCGCGTACTACCATGATATGGGGCTAGGTAAAACGTTCACAGGTGCAGAAAAAATGGTTCGACTTGGGGAAAGGGTGAATCTGCTTATATGCCAGAAATCAAAAATAAACGATTGGTACGAACACTTTTTTCAGAATCATATGGGGGAATTTTTGGTTTTTGATTTGACTAGCAAAGTCGATATGAAAGCATTTCTTCTTTCAGAAGACGAATCACCATATGAGCGTGTCGGTATTATCAATTATGAGTTGGCATGGAGAAGAAAAGATTTGCTGAAACTTGACATTGGTACTTTGATGCTTGACGAAAGTTCATTGATCCAAAATAGAAAAGCGAAGCAGACAAAATTTATTTTAAAACTGCAAGCACAAAATGTCATTCTACTCTCTGGCACTCCGACTGCTGGCAAGTATGAAAACCTATGGACGCAAGCACATTTGCTTGGGTGGGATATATCAGAAGCGCTTTACAAACGTCAATTTGTAAATTGGAAAACTTTACGACTAACGGGTGGTAAGTATGTCCAAGTTGTGGACAAAGAGAATCCTTACAAAAACGTGGAGCGCTTGAAAAATAAGTTTCGTGAACACGGCGCAGTCTTTTTGAAAACAGAAGATTGTTTCGACCTGCCAGAGCAAACTTTCATTGAAGTCAATGTTTCAACTTCAAAAGAATACAAAAAATTCATGAAGTCTTCCATTGTGCAAGTAAAGGGCAATTGCATAGCAACGCAATTTGAGACTGAATTGGTCGGTGACACAAATTTAACCAAACGACTTTACGCAAGGCAGCTTTGCGGGGTTTACTCCAAAGAAAAATTGCAAGCGTTTTTGGACTTGCTTGACTCTACAAATGATAGATTGATTGTGTTCTACAATTTTTCCAACGAGTATATGACGATGTGGGAAGCAATGGTGGATACTGGAAGAAACAGACCAACTTCTTTCATTAATGGCAATTACAAAGATTTGACTTGCTATAATGACTTTGAAAATAGTGTTACTTTCGTGCAGTATCAAGCCGGGGCAATGGGATTGAATTTGCAGAAAGCAAACAAAGTTATCTATTTCTCACCGCCTGAGCGTTGCGAATTGTTCATGCAGTCACAAAAACGCATTCATCGAATTGGGCAAGACCGCCCTTGCTACTACTACAAATTGATTTGTAAAGGCAGCGTGGAAGAAGATATTTACAAGGCACTGGAGCGCGGGGAAGATTTTACTGACGAATTGTTCAAAAATGTAGAGTGACTTTTGTGCATTCTGTCAATTGCAAAGCCATTTGAAATGGCATATAATTAGCACTGCTGAGAGGGCAGTGCATACATAAGAAAGCGAGGGAAACATGGCAAAAGAAAAAGTGTTTGAAAGACAGGTGAAAACCTTTCTGAAAGAAGAAGGTTGTTGGACTCTGAAAACATGGTCAAACGGAGTGCAGCGTTCGGGGGTTCCGGATTTGCTGGTATGTTGCAACGGTGAGTTTGTAGGGATCGAATTAAAAGCGCCGAAGGGAAAACCGTCCGATCTGCAATTGTGGAACCTGTCTCAGATTGAAAAGGCGAGCGGTTATGGTTGGTTGCTCTATCCTGACGGATTTGAGGAATTCAAGACTTGGGTTAACGACATAAAGCGCGGTAGAAAATCCATTGCGTATCCAAACTACTTACGGCTGAAAGGGTGGTGAGAGAATGAAGCAAGCAATTATCGTTCTGAGAGATTTGACCGGAGAGGAAGTGAGTAAACTGAACCAGACAATCATGGAACAGGGTATTTTCTCAAAGCTGGTGAAAATGTCCGTTGAGGACGTTTCAGAAAATCCCAAAGACACAGGGAGACACACTTATTAAATTTGGAGGTAATTTTATGAAAAACATTCGTACTACTATCCTGGCATTCGCCCTTGTGCTTGTCTGTGCATTCGTTCTGACCGCATTTGCGTTTGCAGTAAACAAAAAGGCTCTGAAATCCCCTCCCAAAATGGTCACCATTACCACTGAGCAGTATGGAAACCCTGATTACAAGCTTGACAAAAATACAATCTACGTTTGGGAATGCACCGGCACAGTCGGCAAGAACGGTGCTGACGGTTGGCTTGAGGATGGAAGCTATATTAGTTATCGTGGGGAGCATCTAAAGGCTGGTACAACGGTTCACAGTTATATGATGATCGACTCAAAGCATGATTTTGAAGTGCTGGCACGATATGACTACGTTGGTGCAAAACTGGTCTACACCGCATAATAAAAGCGCAGTAAAACACTGCGCTACATAGGAGGAATTTAAATGGATAATTATTTATGCTTGGACATTGGTGGAACAGGTTTCAAACTGACAATTCCAAACTGCAAGAAAAAGATTGATCAAGCATATGTTTGATAAGAACTGGAGCGAGGTGCTCAAAAAGGAGGGGACGGAATAAATGTTGTTACATGGAGATTGCCTTGAGCTGATGAAAGATATTCCAGATGGATCTGTTGATATGATCCTTTGTGATCTGCCTTACGGAATGACTCAAAATAAATGGGATACAATAATCCCGTTTGATAAGTTGTGGGAACAATATAATAGAGTAATTAAAGACAATGGCGCTATTGCTTTATTTTGCGATGGGATGTTCACTTCTAATTTACTTCAGTCAAACAAAAAAATGTGGCGCTATAACTTAGTTTGGGATAAACAAAGAGGGTGCGATTTTTTAAATGCAAATGTAAAACCGTTGAAATCACACGAAGATATTGCAATTTTTTATAAAAAGAAACCGATATATAATAAACAGTTTTGGTATTCAACAGCATACAAACGAACCAAGAATGGTACTTTGTCAGATAATTACGGTGATAGAAGGACAGCATATAGCGAATCGAAACACGGCGAAAGAAATCCATTAACCATTATATCTTTTCCTAAAGATGGGAATAAAGTTCATCCGACACAAAAACCAGTTGCGCTTTTAGAATATTTAATTAAAACTTACACATTAGAAAATGAAATTGTGTTAGACAACTGTATGGGTTCTGGCTCTACCGGAGTGGCTTGCGTAAATACTGGTCGAAAATTTATCGGGATGGAATTAGATCGGAAATATTTCGATATTGCAGAAAAACGGATAGGAGAAGAAAAAATTACGCATACAGATGAATGTATGGTGAACAGAAAATCAAAATGCGAGAAAGGAGAATACGAAAGAGAATATGGGGAGGATGATTGAATGTTAACTTACAAAAAGGTTGGCGGCAATGTTTAAAGAAGATTGCATAGCCGTGTGCCTGTCTGGAGAGCGCAAAAGAATTTTGTTCTATCAGAATAGATTCGGTTATCTCATTTCTTCCATGCTTGCAGGTATGTTTATTTCACTTGGAAGCTTTGCGTCAATGTCAATTGGTGGTCTTGCTACTGCTGCCGGTTCCACAAATGCTAAATTCCTAGTTTCCTTTGTGTTTGCTGCTGCGCTCAGTCTGGTCATAGGTGCAGGGTGCGAATTGTTCACCGGAAATGCAATGGTACTTTCGTTCTATTTCAAGTCGAAACGCGAGTACGTTCCAAAATCATACATGAGGATCGAAAGCACGTTTGCAATGTTGGCTCTATGCTGGATCGGAAATTTGATTGGCTCATGGATTCTGGTACTTATTTTTCAAGGAACTGGCATAACCCAAAATATTCCAATTGCTCAGTATTTTGCGAATGCTGCAAACGTGAAAATTCACTTATCTGCATTGCAACTTATTACCAGAGGAATTTTGTGTAACATTTGCGTATGCCTTGCGGTCTGGTGCAGTGTGAGATTGCAAAATGAAGCTGCGAAACTGATCATGGTTTTCTGGTGCATTCTGATTTTCATGATTTGCGGGTTTGAGCATTCGGTTGCCAATATGAGCATTATTGGGGTGGCGCTGCTTAACCCATGCGGGTTTAAAATCACGCTAACAGGCTATTTGTGGAACTTGCTATTGGTTACCATAGGGAATACGATTGGGGCAATAGTGTTCGTTGAAATTCCTTACAACGCCATTGCAAAGAAAGTGAGGAAATAATGGAACTAGGCTTTGTAAAAAGATTGTTTGAAAACTTCTTTGAAACAGATGACCCAAAGCTTGCAGAAGTGATTGTTGACAATGGTCTGGACGAATTTTATTTTGCATGGCTCAGAGAAAAAGCAAGAGAACTTGGGGTGCTTGAGGAATACGAAGCGGAACTGAGAAAGGTGGAGACAGATGGACAAGCTGGAATTGTTCCAGAGGACGTATGAAGCGATTATGGACGTTTCAGAACTTCCGCCATATGATTGTGAAGATGTTCCTTTGTGTGAAGAATACATGGAGAAATGGGAGAAAGAGGAAAACTTGTTTAGGCACATACAAGGGGTTGACTTGGAAAAGGAATTCATTGATTTTGTGATGGGGAAAGTTCACGTTGAGCAAGAAAGTAAATGGGAAAAGAAGGGAGATAACAAATGGCAAGCCTCTACGAAATTGACAGCGAAATTTTAAGCTGCATTGATGAAGAAACTGGTGAAATTCTGGACTTGGACAAGCTCACTGAATTACAAATTGCAAGAGAAGTAAAAATTGAGGGCGTTGCGCTATGGATTAAAAATCTAAAATCAGATGTGGAAGCGTTTAAGGCAGAAAGGGACGTTTTTGCAGAAAGGGTTAAACAGGCCAGTAAGAAACTTGAAAGCCTGTCTCAGTGGCTTACAATGGCTCTCAGCAACAAAAGATTTGATACAACGCGGGTATCCGTTAGTTTTAGAAAGTCTGAGTCTGTAAATATCACTAACCTTGACATTGTGCCTGACGAATATGTGACGGAAACGATCACAGAGACACCAGATAAGCGAGAAATCAAGATCGCTCTTAAATCAGGGGAAAAAGTACCGGGTTGTGAGTTAGTCTTGAAGAATAACATTCAAATTAAATAAGGGGGATTTTACAATGGAAAACGAATATACAAAGGCAAGAATGGACGAAGTGCGGGAAATGCTGGAAGAGCAGGAAAAAGACAAAAGAATCAAACACGAGCTGCAAGAAAGTGAGAACGAATAATGCAAAATAAATGTGGAGTCGAAGTCTTGGAAAATGGTGACATGGTTGCACATTTGGATGTAGAATTGGTCTATTATGATGATATGAAGTATCTTTATAATATGATTCGTGAGTGGAACGTTGACCATGAATCATGCCACAAGATTGAAAAATCTGAGTTACACAAAATTATGGAGGACAATGGAGGGAAGCAATGGCTGAAAAAGTTCTGATTATCGGGGAGTCTGGAACCGGGAAAAGCACAAGCATTCGCAACTGTGACCCAAAATTGACAGCAATTGTCAATCCGGTCAACAAACCACTTCCGTTCCGTGGACAGTTTGAAATGCTGAATGGCGAAGTGGACGCACGAAAAATCATTTCATTCATGCGAGATCAAGCGAGAGCTGGAAAGAGAATGATTGTCATTGATGATTTTCAATACATTCTTTCGATCCCTTACATGAACAGAATCAAGGAAGCAGGATGGGACAAGTGGAACGATTTTGGAAGTAACTATTTCCAGATCATTGATGCTTGCGCTGACTTGCCAGACGATATGACGGTCTATTTTCTCTCCCACTGCGAGACATTGGACAATGGCACAACTACGGTCAAACTGATTGGGAAGATGCTGAGGGAGAAAATCACCATTGAGGGCTTATTTACTATCGTTCTGCGGACTCAAGTGGTTGATGGGAAATACTACTTCTTGACTCAGAACAGCGGAAAAGACACGGTTAAAAGCCCTCTTGGAATGTTTCCGTCTTACGCAGTCGAAAATGACCTGTCTTACATTGATGACAAAATCCGTAACTACTACTATATGGACGGCGCAAAGACGGATGATGAAATGGCTGAGGAAGACAAAAAAGCTGCTGCCGAAGACATTGAGAAGGGTTCCGGTGGACGTGTGAAAAAGCAACGGCATAGCAGAACTGATAAAAAGCCCACTGAGACAGCACCAGACGATTCAGAAGACGATTTGCCGTTCACCATGGGTGAAGATACTGAGGAAGAAAAGGAAGCAGAGGAAGCACCAAAGCGGACGCGCAGAGTTAGAAAGGAAAGGTAAATTATGGAAAGAATAATTGCAGCACTGAAAAAAAAGGGAGCTATTGACCGTCTCCAGAATACGCTGAATGTTGCTCATGCAATGGCTAGAAAGGATGGCTTGGGCAAGGAAGATCAACCGTCCGTTGACAATGTTGTGAAGTTGTCTCTCATGGGGCTTGTTCTATCAGATGCTAAACTGGCGAGCATATTCACCGATGCGGTTGTTAACATGGGATTTGACAAGCTTGCTGCGGATTTGGATATGAAAGTTGATGAATCCTATGAGCCGACTGAGGAAGAAGCAGCGGAATATAACGCTTGCGGAAAACAGGAGCTTGCAGACGGAACCAAAGTCACAAATGTTGAATTTGGCGTTGAGTTCGAAGACGAAAAGCAGGACGGAGGTTGGCCTGTGAACAGTTCTCCAGACGGTGAGTTGGAATGAGCTACGGTCAAGGAATTGTAATAATCATACTGTTATGTATACTGATTTGGAAATGAAAGGAAGTTTAAAATATGGCTATTGACTGGAAAGAATTTGACTCCAAAGTGGACATGAAGGAAATTGAACGACAGAAAAAGGAAGCTGCGGAAAACGGCGGGTTTGAGGATATTCCGAAGGGCTGCTATATCGCAAAAATCGAAAACATGGAACTTGGGGTTACAAAGAAGGATCAAAGACCCATGTTCAAACTGCAAATGCGTCTCATTGAGGGCTGCGGGACTGCCGAAGAAAAATTCCTCTCCAAGTACAAAAAGAAAAAACCATGCGTTTTCATGAACCGCGTCATGTTCGGCACGAAAAATGACGGTTCCATGATCAAGTCGGTTGAAACATTCTTGGACAAGCTTGGACTGGGTTCCCCCATTGTCTTTGAAAGCTACAAAACGTTTGCGGATGATGTCATGGACGCTGCCGAAGAATGTGAAAAGCTGGAATATTCAATTGACTACGACAAAGACCGGTTCGACACGATTAAGATCGTGGACGTATTCGAAACCTAAAACTACTTAAATTCCACCATGGGGGACTCGCAATCCCCCATGAATGGGGTAACATATGATTTTCTTTGATATGGAAGTTTACAAATATGATTGGTTTCTGGTTGCAATTGACGCAAGCGCAAGAAAAGAGACTGTGATTGTAAACGACAAAGATAAACTTGAAAAATATTATTCAATTCATTGTGAAGATATTTGGTCTGGGTTCAACGTCAATCACTATGACCAATACATTTTCAAAGGGATTCTGTGCGGATTCAACCCAAAGAAAATAAATGATTTTATCATCATAGATGGGAAACCTGGCTGGCAGTTTTCCGACTTATTTAGAAAATTCAAGCTCTATACGTTTGATATTATGCAGCGCATAGACCGTGGTTTAAAAGTATTTGAAGGCTTCATGGGCTGCGATATTCGTGAGAGTGACGTTCCATTCGACATTGATAGAAAGCTGACTCAGGATGAAATAAGACGTACTATTGGCTATTGTCGCAATGACGTTGAAGAGTGCATGAACGTGTTCGTCAAACGTCTGGAAGAATTTAACACGGTTATGTATTTCATCAATCACTTTGACCTTCCAATTTCCGACATTTCCAAGACAAAGCCACAACTTGCAGCAAAGATTTTAGGCGGGAATTATAAGGGCGCTTCATTTGATGATGAATTTGGGTTTGAAATTCTACCATGCATTGAGCTGAAAAAATACCGTCACATCGCAGACTGGTACACCAGACCTGAGAATCACGACTATTCCAAGCATCAAAGCGCCACTGTCTGCGGGGTTCCCCATACATTCGCTTGGGGTGGTGGTCATGGAGCAATTCCAAAATATCACGAAAAAGGAATATTTTTAATTGTTGACGTTACGGCATATTATCCTAGCTTGCAAGAAAAATTTCATTTTGGTTATCGGGTGATGAACAACCCTGAAAATTTTGAGTTCATTCATAACAGCAATATAAAATTCAAACGTTCTGGGGACAAAAAAGCCAGACAACCGTTTAAGATCATGGACAATGCTATTTCTGGGCAGATGAAACAGAAGACTTCTGCCTTATATGACCCCATGGGGAACAATTCAATCTGCATAAATGGGCAGCTCTTGTTATTGGATTTGATAGAGCATTTGGAACCATATTGCACCCTAGTAAACAATAACACAGATGGCGTTATAATTAAGCTGCGAGACTATGAGGATTTTGACAGAGTGGATGACATTGTCTATGACTGGGAATGCAGGACTGGGATGAAAATGGACATTGACCAATTCTTTGGGGAGATTTACCAGAAAGACGTAAACAATTATTTGATTGTGGATCGGGAAACAGGGGACATGAAATGCAAGGGAGCGTACTTAAAAAAGAAATCTGATTTGGACTATGATATGGCAATTGTGCAAAAGGCACTTGTAGAATATATGCTGCATGGTACTCCAGTAGAATCAACCATTTTTGGTTGTGATGATTTGAAAGAGTTCCAGATGGTGAAAAAAATAGGCATGAAGTATAGCAGAATTGAGCATGGCGGGAGCATTCTAAATGAACAGTGTGTTAGATGCTTTGCATCTAAAAACAGCGCTGACGGCGGTTTAATTAAGTTCCACGCAAAAACAAAACGCCCCGCAAAGGTGGAAGGTACACCTGAACACTGTTTTCTCTGGAATGGAGTTGTGAATGGGGAAAAGGTTCCAGCAAAATTAGACAAGCAATGGTATGTTGAAGAAGCGAACAAACGTTTGAAAGGGTTCGGGGTGATTTGATGAGATGGAAAAATTTTGGGTTTGTAAATTCATCTAGCATAAAGTACGACTGTGAAGGGTGTGAGAATAGGCACGTTGGCTGCCATTCTGACTGCGAAATCTACATAAATAAGAGAAGGGAGCATGATGCGTTAAATGCCATAGCAGCGAAAGACCGTGATACATGGTGCGCTTCTTTTGACGAAAAACATTCATTCATTAGGGCAGTCAAAAACAAGCATACTTCTGACGCATTTCAAAGGACTATGAAAACCAGAACAAAGAATAGAGAGAAAGAAGGTGTATTGGATTGAAAGTAATGAGGGGTGATGTAGTTTATTTGAAAGTTCCTTTTCAAAAATCAAAACACATTCAAGGCGGGGATCGGCCTTATTTGGTAGTTTCAAACGATACGGGCAATGAACATTCTGAGATTTGCATGGTGGTTCCATTGACTTCTGCAAATAAAAAAAGTTTACCGACTCATTGGAGAGTGGGCTATCGTTCGACTACATTGTGTGAACAAATTTTTACTGTTTCGCAGAAAGACGTATTGAAAGTGGCTGGTCATTATGGGGCTAACGCAATGATGGGAGTACACAGAGCGTTAAAAGTAGCACTGGAGCTGATTTAATGGGTATATACAAGGGTTATACGAAAAACGATGGGAAAAGACCCATGGACTACATTGATGGCGTGACGGACTTTAGAACGCTTGAGAACGTGCAGCAATTTGAGTCATACGGCGGTGTGCTTTCAGATGAAGCAATTTTGATTGATATTGACGATGATTTACAATCTGAAATTCTGCTCTCTATTGTGGAAGAAAGACATTTGAATTGTCAAGTTATCAGAACCAAAAAGGGACGGCATTTTACATTCTTAAATTCTGGAGTTGAGAGTGGGGGCATAAAGAAAAAGCTTGCCTGTGGACTTTTGGCTGATATAAAAGTTGGAAACAAAAATGCAGTTGAGTGTTTGAAGATTGACGGTGAAAAGAGGGAAATAGAACATTGGTTCGATGATGAAGATACTTCCAAAATGCCAAAGTGGCTGCACCCAGTCAACACGAAAATTGACTTCTTTAATATGGAAGAAGGGGACGGACGAAATACAAGCCTTTATACTTACATTCTGGCACTTACGAATGCAGGGTTTTCAAAGGCAGAGACACGGGAATGTATCAACATTATCAATGAATACATTTTGAAAGAACCACTCTCAGAGGACGAAATTGATACTATCACAAGAGATGGCGCTTTTCCAGAGGAAACATTTTACAAGGGCAAGGCGTTCCTGCATAATAATTTTGCCATTTTTCTAAAAAATAACAATGACATAAAGCGCATTAACGGAGTTTTGCACGTTTACAAAAATGGGACTTACGTTCCGGGTGCAAGAGAGATTGAGTCTATGATGGTCGAATATATCCCAACTCTGAAATCAGCGCAGCGTACAGAAGTCTTGAAATATTTGGAAATCATTTGTCCGGAAGATGTGCCGATGGCAGAAGCGAATTACATTGCTTTCAATAACGGACTTTACAATTTGGTGACAAATACACTGGAGGATTTTTCACCGGAAATCATAATTACAAATAAAATACCATGGGATTATAACCCAAGTGCAGAATGTGAGTTGGTGGACAAGACACTGGACAACGTATCATGCAATGACGCTGAGATTCGAGCGGTTTTGGAAGAATCACTAGGGTATACGTTCTATCGGCGTAACGAGTTATCAAAGGCATTTTTTCTGACCGGTGATGGCTGTAATGGCAAAAGTACGTTTTTGGACATGGTTGGGAATGTAGTGGGGCAACAAAATAAGTCTTCCCTAGATTTGGAAGAATTAGACGAAAGATTTTCAGTTTCTTCCCTAGCAAGCAAACTTGCCAATATTGGTGATGATATTTCTGACGAATTTTGGCATGGCCGCAGCACTGCAAAATTCAGGAAGCTTGTCTCTGGCAATACTGTCAAAGCAGAGTATAAAGGGCAAGATACATTTTCGATGAAACCTTATGCAAAGTTCTTTTTCTCTGCGAATGCCCTTCCAAGAATCCGTTCAAGGGGGTTCGCTGCAATCAAAAGAAGATTGGTTATTATCCCATTCAATGCAAAATTCTCAAAGGATGATCCTGACTATGACTCCATGCTGACCCACAAATTGAAGACACAGGAAGCAATGGAATATTTGATTCAATTGGGGATAGCGGGATTAAAAAGAGTTCTTGAGAATCAAGACTTCACCCAGTCAAAGAAAGTTGCGAAAGAAATCGAAGACTATGAACTGGAAAATAATCCCATCATGCTATGGTTAAAAGACCGTGATTTGGGGGATATTGTAAACCATACAACGAAAGACGTTCACAAAGCATATCGGATATTTTGTGTTGAAAACGGATTCAACGAAATGTCACTATCTGCATTTTCCAAAGAGCTGTCAAAGCGCTGTGGAGTGTGTGTAAAGCGAAAACGGATCAAGGGGACACTGGTGAGTATGTACGAAAAGGAGTAATTTATGAGCAAATTGAGAGATGCAGTATATGGGTTTGCAGTCGGTGACGCTTTAGGTGTTCCGTTTGAATTCAGAGAAAGAGACACGTTCAAGTGCGAAGGTATGACCGGATATGGAACACATTATCAGCACACTGGCCTTGACAGTTTTTGGAAAACTTGGATTGCCAGTAGTATTGCAAATGAAATTGCAAGGGAAGAGAATAAGAAGTTAAGAGCAGAGGAAATTGTGGAGGACGAATAAAGTGGACATGGAGAAGGTAACCGACTTGAAAGCAAAGGTTTTAAACATGATGCTGGACAGTGATTTGAGCGCATATGAGCTACTTCTTGTTGCAAATATGGTAGCTCGTGAAGCTGGTGAAATGGCACAATATGAAGTTTGTAGGGAGGATAAATAAATGACTGGTAACGAATATCAAAAGGAATCAATGAGAACCATGAATGCACAGGGTAACCACTTGGAGAATGCAGTTCTAGGGCTGTGCGGTGAGTCTGGGGAATGTGCGGATATGATCAAAAAGGCCATGTTCCAAGGGCAAACATTTGATGAAGTACATTTTGCAAAAGAACTGGGAGACATTCTTTGGTACATTGCCCTTGGCGCTTATGCAATGGGGTATGACTTGGACACGATCATGCAAATGAATGTGGACAAGCTACGGAAAAGGTATCCTGACGGATTTGAAGTTGAGCGTTCAAAAAATAGAGAGGAAGGTGATATTTAATGATTAAAATTGAGAATACTTCCGTATGTGGTTGGGATGCTGCCATTCGTGGAATGCGAAATCCTATGAATAGCTGGGACAATTCCGACAGCGTGGGCTATTGGAATTCTGACGAAAGAAGGTATCAATTTGAAGTTGGAGCAAATGACCTTGCTTTAATGAGAAAGTTGGTAAATGCTGGCAAGGATCATAGGAAATTCATGCGTTCGATTTATGTTTCTGCTGACGTAGTGGCACCGCTTTACTGGTGGAAACAATTTGATACTTACACAGTCGGAGTGAGTAAAAATTCATGCTCTACGATGCACAAAATAGCTGCAAAAGAATTCGCACTTGAAGACTTTTCGCATGAACACCTGACTTCCGCAAATGCAACAAACTTGCTGTTGCAAATTGTAGATGAGCTAAATGAAAATAGAAAGTGGTTCAATATGGAAAACGATCCTATTTTCAGAAAAAATTATTGGTGGAATATGATTCAATTGCTGCCTGAGAGCTACAACCAAAGACGGACGATCTACTTGAACTATGAAGTGCTGCGGAATATCTACCATGCACGGAAAGATCACAAGCTGGATGAATGGCACGTTTTCTGCGATTGGATCAAAACGCTTCAATATCACTATCTGATCACCTCAACCACTAACGAATAAACGACAATGGGCAGCGTTCAAACGCTGGGCGCTGCCCTCTAATTTTGGAGGAAAGCATATGGCGGTTTTAATGGCGTTTGTACTGGGAATATGTGTCGGAGTGATTCTTCATTCTATGGCTGGTGCAGGGAAATGAACAAAGAATTTATAAAGCAAAGGAACGCGGAAATCAATGCAGCGAAAGAAATCACCAGACAAATAGATTGTGATGCTCTTGCATTGGTGTTGAACGACATTGGAATAATGGGACACGGTGTGCTTGGGAAAAAGCGTATTACTGACGTCCTTGAAGCGTGGCAAAATCAAGCGCAAGAGCTGGACAAAGTGTGTTCAAATGACCCCGAAAGGGACTATATAATTGAAGTGCTGGACAATAATTTAAGGCGTATATTTGGTGAAGATTTAGCGCCTTTCCAAGACCGTTACCCTGCGGTGGTGAGTGTTCGTAATATTCGAGATCGAAGTATCAGAGAAAAATGACGTTTCATCTTGAACTTTTGATACTAACTTGAACTGCAAAAAACGTTGATATATCAACAAAAAATGGAGCAGTTCAACTTGTTCATGCACAAACACTATGTTTATAACATTTTTAAAATAGACTATATAGAGAAAAAATAAAAAATATATAGAGTATAGGGGTTTTATCTTGAACTTTTGATACTGACCCCTGAAAAACGTTGATATATCAACGCTAAAAGGTGTTCAGCATAGTGTTCGACTAGGTTTATCCATCTTGAACTTTATGAACAAAGTATTAACAAATGGTTCATAAACGATTGATTTGCATAGTTGTTGTGAATGAACTATGAACAAATGTAGGTGTTTATGAACAAATTGTGAACGCACGATTAAAGGAGGATTAAAATTGACAGCGAAAAGCTATTTGAGCCAGATTCGGAAATGCGACACCCTGATTCGGAATAAATTGCAAGAAGTGCAGAGTCTGAAAGAACTGATATTATCAGTGACAAGCGTGTTGAAAGACGATGTAGTGAGTGGCGGTGGAGACAGCGACAAAGTGGGGACAATTGTCTGCAAAATTGTTGAGCTGCAAGAAGAGATCAATGAGCAGATTGACAGGCTTGTGGATTTGAAAGATGAAGCGATGAAAATAATTGATGGAATAAATGGTGCATTGTGTGATGTACTATATCGGAGGTACTTCTGCTATGAGACATGGGAGCAGATTGCAGTAGGTATGGGCTATACTTATCAGTGGGTTTGTAAATTACATGGCAAGGCGCTCTTGGAAGTGGACAAGCTTTTAAAAGAGCGTGAGATAGTTGAGCGTGATGGAGTTGAGTGCGGTGCTGGAGTATGAGCAGAAGATTGACGTTGGACGAAATAAACAAGCGAGGGTGTAAGTATTGCACGGATCGACTAGGAAAATTTTATGAGTGTAAGTGGGAAGAATGCCCATACCATGAATTGGACGATGAAAAATATTCAGAATATTTAGAAAAAATGGAAACAGTTGATAGAAGTTTATACTGATCTGTGATATAGTATAAGCTGTAGAAAGGTGAGGGGAAGACCCCCTTGCTGTCTATACCTCTCTTTTTTGTTTGCCTCCTTTCAAGCGGGCGGCGCGATTCCATACTCCGTCGCCCGCAAATATAAGTAAGATGATACTATTTACTGAAATTGAAGAATCGCAAGGAGGAAAATATGAACAAAACTGAGTACCTACTTATTCACCTGATGGAGGAAGCAGCAGAAGTTCAACAGGCCGCTTCAAAGTGCTTGCGATTTGGTTTTGATGGATACAATCCGGATGATCCTATGCGCACGACAAACTCTTACGATCTGAAACAGGAGTTGAAAGATTTAAGGGCGACTGAAGTTATGCTTGCAAGAGAGGGCCATATCGAATGCGACCAGAACTTAAGCGGTTTAGATTTAGGAAAGAAAATTGAAAAAATCGAACATTACATGAATGTTTCAAAAAGATGCGGAACGTTAAATGATGATCCGTAGTTATAATACGCTGGTGTAGATCAGGGGTAGAGCACTGGTAATACAGGATGTCATCGGTTCGATACCGTTCACCGGCACCAATAGATTGTTTTTCATATGTCTCCTTTTTATTTTATATATGCCTCAAGCGTAAAAGAGGCAGCGCGACTCTTACCGCGTCGCCAGTGCAATTCTGGTTGCTATATATGCTGACGTGATCCTGACGGACTAGAAATCCGTAAAGGCATGGTAGAGTTGGACATACCGACTCCGTTGGCTCCATGAATAGACCCTGCCGTTTTCGGACGGTGACGATTGCAAAGGGGCTGCATTACTCAGTAGTGCAGCAGTAGTTCGGTGACAACTCTGGAAGAGACAGGGAATATAACATGACGACCGCGTGGATGTAGATGTTCATGCGGTCGTGTTGTACATGAAGGAGGATGGGCAATGACAGTAGGTGAGTTGAAGGAAGTGCTCAAAGAGTACGATGATGATATGTCAGTTGGCATTGAGAGCAAGTGTGTGGGTAACGATGGTAGGTTTGGTAATGTAGGACGACGCTGCATTGCGTGCCAGACTGTAATGAATCTACACGCAAAGAGAGTGAAGGTAGACAAGCGTTCGTTCCCGTTCATGAGTGGTGATCACTGCGTCATGCTATCAACCGTGGGAGAAGAGACGGAGCATTACAGAACTGACAATGCTGAGGTCGTGTAAATACTGTGGGCGTGTGCATGATAGTAAGTACGACTGCGGACGTAAGCCAGTGTATCAGAAGATCAAGGGGCGCACGCCTGATAAGTTCCGTAACACGACGGCATGGAAGAGGAAGCGGGAAGAGATCAGACAACGAGACATGAACCTGTGTCAGTGTTGCATGCGCAATCTACCTGGCACTGTGTCGAGACTGACGTATGATAACTGCTCAGTGCATCATGCCGTGCCGTTGGACGTGGACTATGACAAGAGACTGGACAACGATAACCTGTTGTTGGTTTGCTCTGTGCATCACGAGATGTGCGAGAGTGGTGCGATACCGTATGTGGATGTGCAAAGGATCATAGATGAACAGGAGGACAAACAACATGGAATATAAAGTGAGATACAATTACTCGATTGGTGTTTACGAAATCATGAGGTGGAACAACCATTGGGAACAAACGGGATACGCGTTTGGAACAAGGAAAGAAGCAGAGAAGTTCGTCGATAATCTAAAGCCAAATGCATTTGTTGGTGTTGATTGGTCGAGCGGAGAGGATAAAACGGCGTATTGCTTTGCATCTTGTGTGGATGGGTGTTTGAACGTGGAAGTATCCCCCGGTGGTGTAAGGCGATAACGCTTTACATTGGACGGCAC